TCATACTCCTACCACCTCTAAAAATGGCTCTCCATTAATTACAACCAATTTATATTTTACATTTGTATTTCTATCTTTTAATGTCGCCATATCAGCCAATTGTGTATTAATTTCTTTTATACTTTCAGTATTTTTAGTTATTAAGTTTAATAGATTGCCTGCTGTATCTTCCCCTAAAACATCCTTTAAAGTTTTAAGCCATGCTTCAAATTCTTTTTCAAATTCTTCTGATTTTATTTTAAACCTTGTACTGTATTGATTAAATATAGTAGTTATATCTACTTGATCTACTACCCCATGCACAATACCACATAGATTTTTATCTAATCTTAAATCTGTTATATCAGCTTGTGTTATTTTAATTACCCCAGCATTAACTTTTACATCTGCAAGTCCTAGTTCGTATGCATCTGCATCGCGCTGAAGAGTTGGAGCAACTGGGCTACTTGCAAATACCCCTTTTTTAATGTATAAATTAATAGATCTTTTATTAAAGTCTAGCCTCAATACCACTTTATCTATTCTATTAAGTACACCATCTGCAACGTCTAATTTTAATATAAAATCATCTGTATTTTGATAGTAGAATCCATTAATCCATCCTTTCCCTGGTTTATCTGTTACAGACATATCATTGTTGGCTATTACTTGTAAGCTAGTGCTAGGATTAGGGAATACACCATTACCTATAAAACTTGCAAAATAAGATGCAAAATCTTCTGCTTTATATCTCCTATCTCCATTAATACTATTAAATGCAAAACTTTTCTCCATTTTCTCACCTCACCATCCTTTTTATTGCAGTTAATAAAGTAGGTATGCTACTTCCAAATGTTATTTTTAACTTTAGCCCTTCTTTGCCATATTGCTCTTGAATCTCTGTTATTTGACTATCCATAGTAATTTTTAATTTTCTATCTTGTATCGTAACTATATCCCCTAAATCATAATCTTTTTCATACACAAAAGTTTCTAATGGGTTAACATCCAAATTAAATGTTTTTAGTTCCTTAAGCTCTTGTAACTTCGCTTTGCCTGTCTGATTTATTTCTTCTACATCATCCGAATTACAATCCACAAAAGTTTCTATTCTCTCAAATCCCGTTGATTCTCCTAATTGTAATACTAATTTGTCTTTATCTTCTCTAGTTCCTGTATAAGCTACATTAGAACTATTTATTATACTTTCTATATAATGTCTTGTAGAAATATTATTAAAATCACTCCTAAAAATAACCGGAGGATTTGTATTTTGATTAACTGTTAAATTTCTTCCTTGTATTACATCAAAAATAAATTTCTTTTGTTTATGATCTAAAGAAATATTCCAGCCAAGCTTACTATATTCTCCTATGATTTGTAACTTATCAGCTAAATTTTCATAAGAGCCACGCCATCTGTCCTCATTACCACGTTTTTTATCTTCCGCTAGTATGAGATTATCTATTTTCCTTTTACTGTCCGATGGATTAATACAGTTTTTATCTACAAAATATTTTATTATAGTTTCTTGGTTACCAATACAGCTATCAAAATCTTGTCCTACTGGTGGGACTATTCGTCTTCTTTTAGTTAAACCTTGTAATGTTATCCCTTTAATTAATAATAAATCTGTATTTTCTCCACCTTGTTGATAATTAAATTCTCTGTGTAATACTATCCCTACTTTGTTATAAGCTTTACCTAATAAGATAAGATTATTTTTTATTAATTTATCTACGTGGGGTTTATTAGCACTTATCCTTAATTCAAATTCACCATAATTATAAAACCTTCTAGTGAGACTAAAACTCTCATAAGTATCTATAATACCTAATAGATTTATATCTTTATCTAAAATTTTAATAGAACTCAAAATTTACACCCCCAAATATAAAGGAGTATGATATATAACAACTTCTAAATTATCTATACCCTTTTCAGCATCATATCTAAAGAGATTATCGCCCTTATCAAGTTGCAAAAAGTCTGATTCCAAATCAAGCCAATAGAATACATTTTCTTTAGTGCCATTACTCTTAATTAACTCTATCCTTTTGTTATTAATTTCAGTTGTTACTTCTAACACATCTCCAGCATTAAGTGAACGATTTATTTTTATGAACTCTCTAGTATTAATATTAAAGAGACTTGGATTTACAACAGTAGCAAGTGCCTTGAACTGTATCTTCATACCTGTAAGCACATCTCCTTTATTTGCTATATTACAAATAAGATTACTAACTCTATGTCCCATCTCTATACCTTCTGGTGGAATTTCTAAAGGAAATTCAAAATCACCTTGCCATAAGGCTATTGTTGTTTTATATTCTTCTAATTCTATCCAGTATGGGTTAGGACAAAGTACCTGTACTAAAAACTCTTGTGTAACTCCTACAACACCATTAAATGTTATATCTTGTACTATTCCAAATATCTTTCTAGTTTTAGCATCATCTTTATATGTTATAGAAAATTTATCTCTTGGATTAAAAAAAGAGCTTAAAAAAGCCCTTTTTCTATGCAAATCTTCTTTACTTTCTCCAAATATTCCACCGACTATAGGTAATAACCTTTCCTTTAATGTTATGGCATCTATGCTTATTCCATCTTGACCTGCTCCAGTAGAACTGTATATATTAGCGCTATTATTTCCAGTGTTTCCTATACTTCTAAATATAAAAGGCTTGGAGCTACTTAATATAAGCTCTTTACCATTGCTATTTATTATATTTAGTTTTTGCATGTAGCTCTCCCCCTTAAACAGTAAATGCCAGCCTATTTATAGTACTCTCTATATCTCTACTAGCACTATATCCTTGTACATTAACATTAAAATTATTAGTTTTATTGGCATTATTGGTTACATTACTATTAGTAATGCTCCTAGCTGCACTTTGTACTTGTAATGCATTTTCTCTAGCACTAGCTATTTCTTTATTTATAGAAGCAATCATATCTTTTATTTCTTGGATTTTTGGCTTAAACCCTTGTACGAGTTGCTCTCCTAATGTACTTCCTGCCATTAAATATTCTTTACTATAACTATATAGTAAATCTATAATATCCTTTTGATTTTTATCCATAATCATTTTTTCTGCTTCTGCTTGAAGTGCTGCTTCTTTAGTTTTTTCATCATAAAACTTTTTTAATTCAGAAAGTCTATTTTCATGTGAAGCCTTTTCTAAATTAAAAATATCGGTTATATTTTTAACTTCATTTTTCTTTTTCTCTTCTAATGTATCTTTTTGATTTTTTAATGCTTGTTTCTTATCCTCTAAAGCCTGTTTTTCTAATCTATCATTTCTTTCATTTATAGCTTTTTCCAACTCTTTTTCTAATTGTTCTTTGTTAAATTCATCATGCTCATATTCAATAGCAAGTTTCAATTTATTTATTTTATCTAAATCTTCATTATCTTTCTCTTGTCTTTCCTTTTCTTTTTCAGCTTCATCTAAGGCTTTTAGTTCATCATCAATGGCTTTTATTTTAGCATCATAAACAGAATTTATCCTATTTATACTTTCATCTTTCCATTTTTCTAAATTTTTGATTTCAGTATTTATAGATTCTTCCTGTAATTTTAATTCATCTGAGTATCGTTCCTTCAAGGCATCCATAATAGTTTTCTGGAACTTATTTATATCATCAGCAATTTTTTTAGATGCTTCTGAAACTGTATTTGCCATATTTTCTAATTCTACTCTAGCTTTTTCAAATTCTTCACGAGCTTTTATTGTTTCATCCGCAGTTACCCCAAAAGTATATGCTAAATCTTCATACCTATTTCGTAAATCTTCAACCTTTTTAGATTGCACAACTACTATAGCCTCTTGATTTTCTAAATCTTTTATTAAATCTCCTGTTTTTATACTTAAAGTCTTAATTGCAATATCATAAGTAATTATTAGATCTTTAAAAGTATTCTCTTGAACTTTTAATGATTTCTTTACTGCATCTTCTCTTTTTTCTAATAAATTTAAGCCGTCTTTGTAATACTCTTCCAGTGCTTTCTTAGACCTTTCCAAGCTATCTACCTGTGCCTTTTGATTAGCTTTAGTAGTATTTAATACTTGTTTTTGGTATTGTCTTAGGCTTGCTATTTGATTAGAATAATTAGATTTAGCCTTCTTATCTTTAGTGCTCCTTTGTAAATTTTGATAGTACGATATTTGAGCATCTATTCTGGCCTTTTCTGTTTGCAATTCTAGGCTATTTTCATTTTTAAGTATTCTTAATCTATCATCAAGACTTTTAACACGGTTTTCGTAATCTTCCTTCAGATATTCTTTACTTTGTTCTACCTCTTCTTTATTAAGTTTATTTATAAATTCCAAATACTTCTGATACTCCGCTTTATTATTAGCACCCCAATTTAATTGTCTTGCTAATCTATCTTTTATTTCTCTATCGTTAGTATTAGTTTTCACTTTCACATCTGATAGTTTACCTTCTATTATATCTTTAATAGTTTGAGCTGCTAATGAAGCAGCTTTCTCTACTTTATCTATATCTTCTAATATACCTAAGGCCAATCCTTGGCTAGTGTATTTACCTAACTCCATCATAACTCTGGAAGGCGAATGAATATCTAAAACAGTTTTAACCTTTTCCTCTACTGCTCTTGCTGCTTCACTAGCAGCTTCCTTAATAGAATCTATTCTATTTCTAATTCCATTTTTAAGACCTTCCATTATATCATGGCCAATAGTACGCATCTTTTCTGGAATAGATGTAAAAGCATTTTTAATACTTTCTCCAATATCTGTAGCGCTTTGTTTCACACTTGCCATTTTTTCATTTATTCCTTGTCGCATACTTTCAAACATATTATGAGCTTTTTCTCTAAGCCTACTTGGAAGTGTGTTAAACCATTCTACTGTTTCATTCCATTTTGTGGTTATACTTTCTTTTATTTCGTTACCCTTATCAGTTACCTCTTTTTTCTTTTGGTTAAACGCTTCAACCACAGAATTTTTCATTTCCTGTGCTTTTGTAGAAACTGATTCTTTTGTTTTTTCCCAAGTAGTTTTTATATGTCCATCTGAAGTATCAACATCTTTGATAACATCAGAATTCATTTCTTTTACTTTAGTAACTACACCTTGCTTTAATTCATCTGCTTTTTTTACGCTCCCGTCTCTTTGTTTTTCCGCTTCCTTTATCATTTTATCAGCCTGTTCTTTAGTTATGCTTCCTGTTACATCTCGCATATTTTCAATATTAGCTTTTGTTTCTAAAAATTGTTTATTAGCTTGATCTACAGTTTTTACCCTTTGTGATTCTGCGTTTTTAATAACTTCACTTGCCTGCTCAGCGCTCATGCGGCCGTTATAGCTTTTTACCCTCTCCATTATAACCTTGGATTCTGTTTCACTTTCAGATAAGTGTTTAACGGCATTTTCTTGCATTTGCTTTTGACATACTTCAATTTCCTTTACTTCTTCTGCTTTTAACTGTCTATTTTTACTAGCTGCATTTTGAATTATTGTATTGATTTTATTAGCTAAAGCTTGCTGGTTTGATTGCATTTTTGCATTATGTTGTTGTTCTTTAGCAATAATTTGAGTCTTTTCTTTGTCTGTTATGGACTTACTATTTTTAAAAAACTTTTGAATACCTTTTATCCTATCTTGATGTTGTTTATCTATTCCTTTTTTAATCTCTGTATTCATTTGATTATAAGTATCTTGTAACTGTTTTCCGTTTTTCTGTGTTATTTTAATTCCATTGGTATATAGATTTGTAAGGCTTTTTGTAGCTCCTTTATCTAGCTCCATATAAGATCCAACAGCCTTTTTAGTTTGCTCTGAAATTTTAGTTGTAGTTTGTCCATAAACAGTTACCATTTGCCCATTTGCTGCTTTAACTCTTTGTGCTGTTTTTTCAGTTTTATCCGCAAATAAATCTACTGATTTAACACAATCTGAACTAAAGTAATCATAAACTTTTTTACCTACATAGATAAGACCACCGATTGCTGCAGCAATTAATATGATTTTAAGATTTAAAAGTGCAAATACTTTAGCTAATGCACCTATAGCCGGAGTTGCTGCTTCTGCTCCTGTTTTTGCAACCGCTATCGCTCCACTAACTGTACTAAATGCCTTGCAAATATTACCGATACCTTTAGCTAACTTACCTCCTATTAACAATAGAAGGCCCATAGCTGCTACCATAGAAGCTATCTTAACTATAGTTTGTTGTTGTGCTGGAGTTAAACTATTTAATTTATTAGTCCATTCTTGTAGTTTTTGAGTTATAGCTGCGATTTTAGGTTTTAAAATATCGTATATTTTAATTCCCAGCTCCTCTAGCGCAGATTTAAGAGCAGTAATAGAGCCTTTATTGTTATCCTGCATAGTCTTAGCCATTTTATCTAATGCACCATTGCTATCTTGTATTTTCCCTCTTAAATCTCCATATTCTTCTCCAACACCGGACAATAAAGCTTGTAATGTTGTAATTTGAGTTTTACCACCAATCATAGCTAAATACATATTTCTTTGTTCTTCTGTCATGTTTTTAGTTTTTTCTTTAAGTTCTAAAAGCACTTGAGTAACGCCTTTAAATTTGCCATTACTATCAAAGGCACTTAAACCAAGCTTCTCCATAGCTTCTCCTGCTTGACCAGCACCAGAAGTAAGATTTATTAATATAGAGTTAAAACTATTACCTGCTTCTGAGCCTTTAATACCTCTATTTGCTAATGTTCCTAAGAGCGTATTTGCTTCATCTAAAGGTACATTTAAATTTTTAACTGTGCCACCGCAAACAATTAATCCTTCCATAAGTGCATCTATATTTGTATTACTACTTGCGGCGGTTTTAGCAACTTGGTCAAGATATACTGGGAGGTCTTTAGTGCTTTTTCCTAGAGAACTTAAAGAATCTGTTACTAAATCAGAAGTACGTGCTAAATCTAAATTCCCAGCTTCAGACAATCTTAATACTGGCATTAATGCTTCCATCATCTGTTTATTGTCATATCCTGCAAGTGCCATATATCCTAATGCATCAGCAGCATCTTTAGCACTTTTACTTGTACTTGCACCAGCATTTCTTGCTGCTGTTTCTAATTGTTTTAAGTCTTTTCCTGTATTTCCACTTAAAGCAGATACATTAGACATACTAGCTTCAAAATCCATTCCAATTTTAGAAGCTAGTACTCCTATTCCTGCTATTGGAGCACTTATCTTTGTGCTCATATCCTTACCTACGGATTCCATTTTCTTTCCTACAGATTCAAACTTTTTACCTATTCCATTTAACTTGGTAGATAATTTTTCAAACTTAGATACTTGTTTTTCTACTTCTTTATTAGCACCTGATAATTTATTTTTAAGCTCTTCAATTTTCTCACCAGTAGCACCATATTCACTCTTTAGTTCCTTCAATTTAGCCTCAGCACTATTGGCTTTTACTGTCCAGTTATCAATAGCTTTTACGTTATTTCTTAACTTCTCCTCATTTTTAGAGTATTTATCACTTAATTGCTCATAAGATTTTTTTAATTCCTTAGTTTTATCATCATTTTCGCCTAATACTTTTTTGCTTTGTTCGTAAGCATTTTTAGCAGCTTCTACTTTTTCTTTTAACTTTACCTGTGCCTCAGAGTTTTTACTAAGGGTTTCCTTAGATTTTTTTAATCTATCTTTATACTGCTCTACTATCTTAGATTGCACATCTATAGACCTACCAAGCATTTCTTGTTTAGATTTAAGCCCATCTAGACCCTTTCCATGATCTTTAAGTCCAGATGTTGCATTTTTAAATTCACTTTGGATTACCTTCATGGAACGATTCAAATTTTGTATTTCTTGTTGAAAATTAGAATTATCCATAGCTACTTTAACAACTAAACTTCCTACATCTTCTGCCATTCATTTACCTCCTTTCTAATATGATCTTTAGAAACTTAACTTATATGAGACTAAACATAGATTTGAAATTACCTTCATCCAATTCAATATAAAATCCATTGGTAAATATACATCTGTACTCAGTTCTATTTATAGCTGTTTGGTTGCCAACACCATCTGTTAAAACCTCAATTTTATTTATTTTTTCAACTTTAACAGGTGACTTTAATTTGCAATACATTTAATACGCTCCTTTCAATTAAAATAAAAAGACCAGGAATTACTCCTAGTCTTTAATCATCTTCAGGAAGACCTTTTAATATATTACCTTCCTGTTTATCTTTTTTTATTTTAATTTTATAAGCTAATATATCAAAGTAATAAAATATATCCATATTATCTATATCAGTCATAGTCCATCCTTTATCTATAAGATCACTATACAGATTTAACATAAATTCTTCTGGGGTAAGAGTGCCTTCACCTTCCTCTTCCCCAGTACTTAGTTTTTTACTTTCTCTTCCAAGCCTCCTATTACTTCATTCAAATCTTCAAATGCTTTATTGAAAAACTTTTTAGCTGGGAATCCATCATATAATTCATCCATTGTAAATTGCTTTCCATAAACATCTACTAAATATGTGGCGATTTCATCCATAATAGATTCATCCATTCCACCTTGAAATTTCTTACTTAAAGCTAATGATCTTTTTAACATCCTAGCGCCTATAAATGGTGCTATAAAAGTTTTATCCTTATCATCTATTTTTAATGTTATTTCCATTATTAATCCTCCTAAAAATCTTTAATAAATTATTCTTGCACTGTATCTTTTTTTGGTGGTTCCGGCACTTTAGTAAACCAAGCCTTTTCTAATTCCTTATCTCTATCTGGTTCTGCCCCATCTAAGGTTATCTCTGGCAAACCATCTTTTAATCTTCTATAAAAAGTTCCTTTTAATTGTACTCCTTTGCTGTCTGGCTTCTTAGTCTTTGTTTTATTATCATCACTAGGCAAACTAAATGTCCCAACATATAAGCATCTTTTTTTATATGTTCCATCATCTCTAAGCACTTCATCTAGGTAAGCAACTTCTTGAGGAACACTATTGGCTGGTGGTACATATACTCCCTTTATTATTTCTCCTCCGAATAAAGTACATTTAACTTTATCTGTTAGCTCATTTATTGTTATTGTTACATCATAAGCTGGATCTCCGTATATTACTTTTTCCACCGTATCGTCACTTTCCCATTCAACTTTATCTTGCTTCCTATCTATTTTACATTCTAGTCCTCTACCTAATCTAACTAACTCTCCAGCTGTATATGTTTCTTCTGTATTATCTGTTACTGGTGCTACAGTTGGTTTCCTAAATCCTATTTCTCTCATTATTCATCCTCCTCATTTTTAACATTAAAAAAGAACCTCAATACTTTGTGATAAATTTTAGTATCGGGTTCATATGGCGCGTCATGAATTGTTCTTTTTATAAATCCATTCGCATTTAATAATTTTACTGTATATTCTTTTAATTTTTCTAAATTGCCTTTAGACCATAAATCTATCTGCACATAGAATCCAGTATCTTCTTCTAAATCATCTGAATATCCTTCACCCTGTTCTAAATACGTGAAGAAAGTTACATACGTTTCTTCTTTTCCCTCATAGGTTTGAAAATTTACTGGAACGTTTAGAGGTTTAAGGGTATCTATTATTAATTTGTTTATACTCACAAAACTAGCACCCTCTTTCTACTGAAATTTTAGAAAAAAGTTTTTCTTTAATATAGTAAATGCCTTATTATTCCTAAGCTTTTATTCTAAATTTAAAGCATTTTTCAATTCTTGTTTTATTATTTCTTTTGCTTCTTCCTTTTTAGATTCATATGCTGGGGCCATAAATGGACGTGCCTTCATTTTGCTTGTACCAAACTCTAAAAACTTTCCATAGAATATTTTAGAATTATCTCCTTTTTGTATTCCAGCTAAAACAAATTTATTTCCATTCTTTTTACGAACACCAGATACTTTTAACCCTTCTTTAAGTTTCCCTTTTCTAAACGGAACGTTATTTTTAGCCTCTTCCACAATTAATTCTCCAGCTTTTTTTAATGCAGCATTTTCTACTCTTACGCCTTTTTTGCCCATATCTTCTATTTTTCTAATTAAGTTATCCATTCCATCTAATTCCATACTAGCCACTAGCTTTCACCAACCTTGTTCTGATCTCATATTCCATATTCGCTTCATCTATATTGATTGGTGGTGCAATTATTTCATATATTTCATTTTTATATTCTATTTGAGCCTTTGCACTTAAACCAGGGAAATAATTAATATAAAAAATCTTATCATCTTGCGCATTAACTTGACTAGCCTGATAAAACTCTTTTCCTCTAAGGCTTTTTACATTAGCATATACAGGTTTGATAGTCTTCTCACTTTCAATAGGATATCCATCTTCATCAGTAGCATTTTCATTAGTTATCATAATTTTAATTTTCTTATTCTTGGTTCGTGCTAGTTTCTTCATCACTTGCGTTTTGTTTAACATAGTCTTTCACCGCACTTTCAAGTTGTAAACTTAAAATATCTTCTCTAAAGTTTTCTAAGAAATATTCACTTGCATTATTATATTTATATCTACAATAGTCTAATAAAAGAGTTTTAGCCAGAATATTATTAGAATAATCCAACTCAATCCCAGCTAATCTATTTAAATATTTTTCTCCATCTTTTAATATATCGCTTAAAATATCCTCGTTATCTTCTTCTCTAAGATATTTTTTTAACTCTTCAAGCATTTATCACACCTACTTAGCCTTAGTAGCTTTTGGTGGTTCTGTTTCTAAATTGCTTATATCAAAAACTAAGAAGCTATCATTATCTTTTGGCTTACCATTGCCATATTGCTTGGCAAGGTATACTCTTTCATCTTCTAGGAAATGATACTGATCAGAATACTCAATTTTTTGACTAGATCCTATCCCCATAAAATAATCTTTTGCCATACCAACTATCATTTTACCCTTTGGAACCGCAACAGATTGTACTATATCTCCTGGGATTGGTAATAATCCATATACATAAGTTCCTGATGCAGTTAAAAAAGTAGTTTGTCCAAAGATTTTTTCCCAATAATCCACCGGATTAACTACCATTATAACTCCCGTTACATTTCTAGTTCCTTCTTTAGTAAGTGGAGCCATGATGTTTTTACCTAAAGTCGCTGGAGAAAAGTCTGTTAATTTAGTAGCTACTTTATCTGAATATACTCCATCTGTTACTGCTGCAGATAAATCTTTTAACATTCCTATGGGTTGTTCTTTTCCTGTTCCTGCTACAATAGCTAATTCTAAAGCAATAGCCATAGATTCAGTAAGCATTGCTCTTACAAATTTATCTAGCCATTGTGGTCCCAAATCAAGCATAGATTTAGTAACCGGAATATAAGCACTTAGTTTAAATAAGTTAGTCTTTTCTTTCTTAAATCCATTATCTAATTTCCTTTTAATTTCATCCGCAAGTGGTCCCCACCATGCCGCTTCAACCTCTTTAGTTCTAGTTATCCATTCCGTTATTCCTGTGGTATTAACAAAGTCTATCTTAGATAACAAAGGATGTTCTTTTTCTAAATCCTCAAATACTCTATCTATTACAGTTTTAGGCATTAGTTCTTCTATACCATTAAATCCGCCTTTTGATATTACTTCATTGTAGTATTTTGTTTCTTCCCCAGTTAAAGGATTTAAACCTCTTTTATTTAATACAGCCTTATCATTTAAATCTTCATTTATAGCAGCTTTCGCTTGTTTCATTATGTTGGTTTCAATATCTGTAGCCATAGCTACTATTGCATTAGATAAATCCTCTGTCTTACCAGTTTCTAATGCATTTTTAATTTTTTCTTGTGTTTCCGCCTGTATTTTATTTTGTAAATCTGGATTAATCATTCCCATTAGTTAATACCTCCTAAATTTTTTAATAAATTTTGTATAGCTTGTTTATTTTTATTTTGTACCACTTTAAGCCCCTGTTTAGGTTCATGTGGTTCTTTAACTTTATTCATATACTTATTTAAAATAGAATTTTTAATATCTTCTTGACTAGGTTCTTCCGGATCCTGTTGTTTATCTAGTATCTCATCACAAAATCCAAGTAACTTACATTCCTCGGCCGTATACCAGTTTGACTCTTTTATTAATGCTTTTAATTCTTCCTCTGTGCCTACGAATCTATCTTTGTAAGATGCTAAAACTGCACTATCCATTTTATCTAAATCTGCAGCAACTTTTCTTAAATCATCTGCATTTCCATCTGTACATGTCCAAGCCTTATGAATCATCATCATACTATTAGAAAACATTATAACTTTATCTGCTCCAGTAGAAATAACACTAGCACCAGATGCAGCTACAGCATCTACAATAACTGTTATATTTCCTTTATGTTGCTTAAATAAATTGCATATCGATATAGATTCAAATACATCTCCGCCTGGACTATTGATATGAATATTGATGTCTTTATCTTTTAAATCCGCAAGTGCATTTTTAACACGATTAGAACTAATGCAATCATCTTCATTTTCCCACCAATATGCTTTTCTTATAGTCCCATATAAATACATTTCAGCCACATCATTTTCAATAGAGTTATTTACTTGCAGCTTAGTTTGTATCTTAGGAATTTTTATATTATCCATATTTAAGCTCCCTCCTTTACCATTTCTTTAATAGGCATATAGTTTTTTGTTATAAATCTTTGTTTTCCTATCTCTCCACCTTTAGGCTCTCTTCCTAAAGCTATTAAATTATCATCCACTTCATTTATACCATTTCTAGTTAAAATATCTAAAGCATTAGCAATATCTTTTAATGTTGTAACTCTTATTCTGCTGGTATCAAGTTTTGTATAAGTCCTATTTAAATATTGTTCTTTAGGATAGAACTTCATATTAATTTCATTAGAAATTAATTTTGCTAATGGATTAATACAAAACATAAGTAAATTAGTAATAGCATTATCAGTATCAGCTATATCATTTTTTATAAGTTGTGGCGGCACGTTAAATGCAATCCCCACAAAATCAAAAATATCATTTATATAAGATCGTACATCTCTAACTTCACCAACAGATTTACCTTTATTATTCAATCCTAATTCATTGTAAGATAAACCTTTTTGAAGTGGCAATACAACATCTTTTTCTGATTGAAAGAATGTTTTAAATTTATTATTCATTAAATCTTGTAAATCCGCTTGAGCATCTTCTGTTTGAGGATAATTACTATCTATGTTTAATGTTCCACGCCTTGTTTTTGATTTTATATAACTTACCTGTCCAGCTTTAATAAGTTTGGCATATCCTACATATAATCCGTCAATGAGATTTTTTACCTTAGAATTATTTAAAGTTAGATGAAATACATCACTTTCCTTGAATATATCTTTTAAAGGATAGTCATCAACTATAACATCACTATAAGTATTATCCTTCAATGCATATTCTGTTGTATTAAATTTATCAGCTATATAAAAGTTATCATTAACTTGTACTATTAATAATTCATTATCTATAAATAGTTTATAAATTGCTTTCCTCCAAAATTCACTAGATGATAAATTTTGATTAGGTCTAACATTAAATAAATAATAATTTTCTTTTCTTACTTCCTTTCCATTTTCATAAGTAAGAAATTCACAATTTGAAATACAATTTGCAATTATATTTATACAACTTTCTATAGCTAATTGCTTATAAAACAGTTCCCCTTCAAGTGATCCGTACTCTCCATCAAGTTGAACTATTTTATTTTTACCAAATAGATTTAAAAACCAACTACTTATCCCAATTCCTCACCCCCTTTCATGTTAATATGTATGAACATCTAACCTCATATACCCTGTTTGCTCTTTCAATTCCTCATCCTTGCTAAGTACGTGTATGAGGGCAAAGAAACCATCTGTCTTTCTTGTTTTTGGCTCTATTTTTTTATAAGTAATATTTCCTTTCTTATCTAATTCTTGATAAGTATTGTTTATATACCATCTCATTGTTGGATTATCTCCAAAAACTATTTGTTCTTCTGCAAATATACTCTCTATTAAAGGAGCAACTTTTGCATGAGTTATAGGACCACTTCTTACTGTATGAAGTGGTAAGCCAACTTCATTAAATTTCGCTTTCAATAATTTTTCTCTATAATCATCTGCTAATATATCAATTATGTTATATTTCTTCTGTTGCTCAAGAAACCATTCAGCAATAATATCTGGAGTAATGCTATCCCCATTTACTATTGTTATTAATCCTTTTTCCACCATATCATTAACAGGAAACTTTATAGGCCTACTCTCTACCTCCAAAGCCTTATGACATACAAAAGTATGCTCTATCCAATATCTTAATCCATTGTATTTAAATAGTAATCCACAACTAGCAAAGTCAGTTACCATAGCATAATCAAGAGCACCTAAGCATTGCATACCTTGTAAATCTTTGTATGGTATTTCTCTATTTGTTTTAATAATTTTGTCCCAAGGAACTGCACAAGTAAAATTATCCTGCGCGGGTAAATTCATTCTTTTAGTAAGAAAATCTATGGCTATATGAAGTTGATACTTCATTTTTATAAAAGCCTTGTCCATTTCTTTTTTTAAGTTTGGAAAGAAAGGTAATGATGGATTAGCTTTTATCCATAAATCAGGATTTTCAACTTCTTTTTTATTATCTATTTTATAAATTAGTGGACATAATCCTAAGTCTCTTATTTTTCCATTCAATACATCCTTGGCTATTCTTAATTGCTCATCTAAAACTCCATCTCTTACATATCCATTAGTAGTTATATAAAATATCCTAGAATGCTTTCTCTTACCAAAACCACTTGTGAAAACTTTTATAGTGTCATAGTTTTCATATTCATGTATTTCATCAAAAATTAAACAAGCTGATCTCTTACCATCTTTAGTTTTAGCATTGGATGTATTAAATGTTATATAACTTTTAGTTTTCTTATTAGTTATTAATTGTTTAGTCTTAGTAAAAAACTTTTTAGACTTTTTCCATGTATTTTCTAGGACTTCATAAATATCATTAAAGCTCGTCATTGCTTGGTCTTCTGAATTTGCTATAATATCTACGTTATAGCCTTTTATTCCATGATAATGTGTAGTCAAATACCAAGCTACAGGACTTATAAATCCATTCTTACCATTACCCCTACCCATAACTATTAAAAATTCATCAAAAACAACCATATCTGTTGATTCATAGTAACAATGAATTAGAGCGAATAAAAAAAGCTCCCAATTCAATAGCTTCATATCGAAGTATCGTTCGGTAAGCTCTATAGCTTTATCAATCATATCATGTTTTATAATTACATCTGAATTACTTAGCTTTTCTTCAATTAAATCCATAGCCTGTTTAAGTTCTTTACTCGAAGGTATTTCACCACTACGAATCTTATTCATATAATCATCAATATACTTATTAAATTTATATTTATTACATTTCGTCATCATCATCACTACCATTTTCTTTTGGTGATGGTTTTAATCCTAATTCTGCTAAAATTTTAAGCATTTGAGCGCTTGTTTTATTAAGTTCTGGTATACTGTCATTTTTCTTCCTACCTAATTGTTTACCATTATTCCACTCTATAGATACCCCTCTATCTCTTATATCTAATATGAGTCTATTTTTAATATCCCATAAAGCCATGTAGTCATTCACTAGATCCTCGTAGTGTTTTCCATAGATTTCATTTCCTTTTAATTGGTTTAGCAAATCTTCTTTAATCTCTTTTGCTAACTGCTGCACCTCTTGCAACTTTGCACCCTTTTTTGTGTCCATTTTTCTCTGCCAATTCAATCTACGTTTCCATGATTTTACTGTATTAATAGATATATTATATTTATCTGCTATATCTTTATACTTCATTCCGCTAATGTAGTCTTTATAAGCTTTCTCTTTAATTATTAAACTTTCCTTTTCATTCAAAATCACCACCTCAATTCTAGTCTATTTTTGAAAATTGCATCCTTTATTTTATTGGGTTGCACCCCCCTATCACGCAAGACTTTTAAAAAAATATCTTTTGTCGGGTACTCCACCGGTCTTTTAGCTCTCCGAAAAAATTGAAATTTCAAACTGGGGGTAGTAATATCAAGGTTTACCAACGTTCTTTATTCCTAAATTTAGGCTTATAATTCTTATGCAACTTCTCTGGATGAACTTCATTGTGACATGTATAGCATAAGCTTATGAGGTTACTATCTGTTAACGCCAGATCTGGTCTATCTCTTAGGTGTTTAATGTGATGAACACATTCAGCTCTATGGTAACCTCCATTATCTTTACATCTTTGACATTCATTCTTATCTCTTTTGATTATATCTTTTCTTTTATTTATCCATTCACCACTTTTATAAAATGTCTTAACATAGCCCTGCTCAATCGCTTTAAGTAATTCTTTCCTCATAGCATATTGCCTTATTTGCTATTGTTATAAGTATTGTTTATTACTATGTTCTTAACTTTATTTAAAGATTCCTCAAATTCTAATGCAGTCTCTACACTTTTGAGTGCTATTTTTGATAATCTGCTTGCTACCTCTAAGTAATTTATTTCCTCTAACTTCTTTTCTATTCTATCTAATTTCTTTTCAAACTCTGTTGTATCTAAGTTTATCTTTATTGTTAAATCTTTTACTTTGCTTTTTTTATTTGGCATATATCGTTTATCTGCATTTTCTATCTTGTCTTTCATTGTTCCTATACTGTTTTGCAGTTCATCTATATAACCTAAAGGCATTAGTGTTCCTTTACACTTATAGCAATTTAACCCGTCTTTATTTCCATTAATAATAAAAGCTTTCCCACATTTCTTACATTCATATAATATTTTACCCATTTTATTTCCCTCCATAACTTATCTTTTCTTTCTTCTTATCACTTAAAATATAATGATTAACCTTTATCTTATCTCCTGTTTGTACACTTTCGTATACCTTTTTATCATCAATTATTGTAATTATATCTTTGTATTTAAGTTTTACCTTATATTTTTCTGGATTAATCTGTGGGCTCATTGTGATAGTTATAGTTTTCCCATTTGATATTGTCATTGGTATCATAGTTATATTGCTTTCCCTATACTCTTTACTGGTTACAGTAGCTTCTACCTCACCAGCTGATTCATATTTAGTACTACAGCCACACAAAACAGTACACAACTCCAAGAGAATTATTAATAATATTATTATTTTTCTCATTTATATAACCCCAAGTTCTTATTTACTTTACCTAATGCTTAAACCCTACCTAAACAAATACATGAAAAAGAAATACATCAATAAAGAATGTATCAATGTTCCTATAAAATATAGAACCCTACTGCTGATTTCTTTATCTGTAAAAGTTTGTTTTAATTTTATTATTGAATTTAGAACTGCCATTACCAGACCAATCCATGCTAATATTTTCATCTTATCTCCCCCCATATTCTTTCTTTTATTTCCTTTACATTTAACTCTTTATTTGTTTTAATGTAAATCTTGCATTGTCTCAAACTTTTATAGTCAAACTCAATATTGTATCCTTGTAACACTTTTTCTTCCATTGGCATAAGAATTAAATACTCATAATCTATTTTTAATAACTTTATATCTTCCAACCCTATACCTCCAAATAAAAAGACACTCTATTGAGTGCCTACTTCTAATCTCTTAATATAATCATCGCTGTATTTTTTCATACTTCTTATTATTTTTTGCTGTTCTTTGACAAGCTTATTAACTTGTTTATCTTCAGTGCATTGCTTTATCTTCTCTTTTATATTATTTAACTCTTTACGCTTTTCTCTTATATGATTATCTATAACCGCATAAGTATATTTCTTTCCACAATGAGGACATATAAAGTATTGAATCTCCAATTTATAATAATATTTTGTTTTAATTTCAATTTCAAAATCTTTATTACACTTATTACAGCTTACCAATAGTAACACCTCTCTTTTTACTTATCTAATCAAACATATCTAATATTCTGTTAAACTCACTTAATACTTTCTAAGCATTATAATTTCAATACTTAGATTTACTTTTAATTTTATTAATTTAACACGAATCATTTATGTTAATCTTTAGGGCTAAAAAAATAAAAACTATACTGCTTTTTAAATTTTAAAATCTCTTCTAGCTTTATTTAATTGATCTTGAATAATTCCAATATATCTAAGCGTAATGGAAGGATCACTATGATTAAACATCTTCATCAATGTACCTACATCTTTAGTTTGTTTATAGTAGTGGTATCCAAAAGTTTTTCTAAGTGTGTGAGTTCCTAAGTTTTCTATACCAAAATCCTTTCCAACTTGCTTTATTATTTTATAAGCCTGCACTCTACTAATAGCTTTATTAGCACCTTCTCTACTCTTTATCAAATACTCATCATCTTCTTTTTCAAAACAATACCATCTATATTCTTTTTCAAGTAGTTTATTTATCTCTATAATATTTTGCTTAGTTGTTTTCTTTTCTCTTATGTAAATGAATCTCTTACTTTTAACATCCTTAACTTTAAGCCTTAATATATCGCTTATTCTTAATCCTGTATAAACTCCTGTAATAAAAAGAATATAATCCCTTTCATTGGTACGCTTTAAGTATTCTTGTATATCCCTTACCTTTTGAGTATCTCTTATAGGCTCGACAAAATTCATTTCATCTTGTCACCTGCCTTATTGCTCCATGTACTCTCTTATATACCTTTTCTTTCATACATTCTTTTAAAATGTCATTTATTCTTTCTTTTTTAACTCTTCTACTAGTGCAATAAGGACACACCAAGTATCCTTTTAAAATTTCTACATCTTCACTTAATAACACAAATTCCTTTTTACATTTACAACATATATAGCTTGTATAAGTACCTGGCATATCCTCACATCCTTTCATAAATAAAAAACACCTAAGGTTTTAATTTACCTTAAGTGCTTTTAGTACATACACAATATGTTTATTTTTTTATTTTCGCAGTTGCCTTATTGTACGATAAGTCCCTGCTTTTTCTATACTACCATTATAACACCTTTTTTAAAAAATAAAGTATATAAAAAGTATACTCCTTATATTTTAGCACTTATTTTTTTTGCATATATTTCACTTATGTGAAGTTCCTTTGCAATATCATTTATTGTATACCCTTTAACTAATTTTAAATAAGCTACCTTATATTCAATTCCCTCTAGATCCTTTAATTTTTCATCTATATTTTTTTTAGTTTCATAAAGCCCTTTCAGAATATTATCTTGTAAAAAAATCATATTTGTAAGTTTTTCACACTCAATCATTAGTTTACCGTAATCTTCTACGTGCATTTCCCCTTTGCTCCCATGGATACAATCAGCATCTAAATAACTCGTACTGTTTACGAAACCTTTTGGACCTTGTTTTAATAAAAATTTCTCTATTAATTTTAAATTATTTTCACAATTGTGTTTTATGTTTTCATTTATTTTAATCAGTTCTAATAAATTTTTATAGGTTTCTTTCATTCTTGCCCTCCTTTTTTATACAACACACATCTTGCTCTCTACAATTTTCACAATTGTAATTACATAAAACACTCTTATCCTTCTTAACTTTTCTAATTGCTATTAACATAGTCACACTAACTATAGCTATAGTTCCTAATATAGTTTCTAACATTTTATCCCACCCTACTTTTTATATAATTTTTTCTCCAGTTTTTATAAATTAATTTTGCTTGTTCTTTATCAACTTTAAACTTATTTTTTATTTTAATGGTCCCTTCATCTGGAGTGGATATTGATAATTTTTTATTAAAATCAAATCTATATAAACCTAAAGATATTAATTTATTACTAATAGATTGAATATTTCTATTTAATTCTTTAGCAAGCTGTTTATTGCTCATTTTTAAATAATTGTCTTTTATGAAGTTTTCCTCTTTGATTGAATACTCTCCTCTCTTAAACACATTTGTTCCTCCTAACCATATATAAATATCCATTCATGTTCTCTATGCTATAATCTTTTTCATATCTTTTTGTAAGTCTAATTCTATGTTTGAAATTCCTGTATGGTAGTACAAGTATTTTTGTTTTTTCTCTCATTTTAACCATAGTTATACTCCTTAAGATATTTTTTTATATTCATGTTTTATATTTTCTTCACTTAGCTCGGCATAAATTTGTGTCGTTGATGGATTTTCATGCCCCATAATGTGCTGTAGCACGGGAAGAGGCATACCACTATTAATTTTTCCAGTTGCAAAACTATGCCTGAACAAATGAGGATAAATAGACTTATCTATTTCAGCCCTCTTTGCTATATTTTTAATTTCTCTTTGTATGGATCTTCCACCTAATCTACCATGAGGTCTTTTAGATGTAACAAATAATGCTTCGTTGCTATCTTCTCTAGTTAATAAATATTTTTTCAATAAAATTTTAGCTTTTGTACTAAAGTAAACTTTTCGTTCCTTATCTCCTTTTCCCACTACATTTAGAGACATCTCATACCAGTTTATGTCGCCTTTATTTACTCCAACCACCTCTGATAATCTGCACCCAGTAGATATTAAAAATTCTACTAGTGCTTTTTCTCTATCCGTTTTAGTTGCTTGTCTTAAAAGTTCTACTTCCTCTTCACTAAGAGCATGACGTAGTCTCTTAGGTTCCTTAGTTTGCTTTAATTTTTTAGCTGGATTCTTAGGGATATATTCGTCATCATGTAGCCAACCAAAGAAACTTTTTAATATAGAGATTTGTCCATTTACACTAGTTGCTTTCATGTTCTTACATCTAACCGCTAAAAACATTCTTAAATCCATAGTAGTAATAGTTCCTAGTGGTTTTCTTAAATAGTCTGCAAATATTATTAAGTTATATCTATAATTTTTTAATGTTTTTATACTTAATCCATCCAATTTCTTAGCTGCTAAATATATTGCTATTTTTTCCTCTATATCACTTGTCATTAATGCATTTTCTTGTGGCAATATATCATATTTATAAAGCACTTCTTCAACTAATTGCCTAACTTTTAATTGGTCTATATTTGAGAACTCCAAAGACAGCTTCCCAACTAATTTAATTACAACTTCGTCTTTACTTGTACTACACATAAATTTCCCTCCTATATTGCCACCGAGATACACTAATGTTACAATATCTCTAGCAGTTTATTTTTAAGAGAGCTAATGGTTGTCCAAACTAACTAGCTCTCTTTTTATTTTTTTGTTCTTTAGTATTTCTTCTGGCCTGTTCTATTTTTCTATTTCCATTTCTTTATCTTGGTTTTTCTTTTGAATTTTATTAGTTTCTTTTTCATTGTTAGTATATTTATCAAATACACTAATTTGCTTTCCGAACTTAATATATCCTGATATAATCTCCATAATTAATCTCCCTTTTATATTAATGTAATAATACACTAATACAGTTAAGGTGCAAGAATACACGCTTTAATACTTACACCTATTTAGTTTTAATTTATATTATTATTTTCCACTTATCTTTTGCATATAATTATAAACATTTTTAATTATTATATTTACTGATCCATCCCCTACTCTTTTAACCTCAAACCTTGAATCATCATGATAGGATTCTTTATCTATATATAAATCTATGTCTCTATCTATCTTTAACCTTATTCTTTTAAATTTCTTATCTACCCATTCTTTGTCTACATCTATTTTTTCTTTTATACCCTGTTCTGCGATAAATCCTTCGTAGTTTAATTTAGCATCTGAATTTTCTCCAAATATATTATTGGAAATATCATTTATATCTATAGTATCCTCTTCTTTTAATAACTTATTTACTGTTCTTATTACTTTTTCTGAAGTATCTGCATTTTCATTTAGGTTAGTTTTAACCCATTTTTCCGTAGCTTGTACAAAATTCTTTGTAGAATCCCTTTCATTTTCTATTATGCTGCACCCTAGATATTTATTTATAAAATAATTTGACCCATATTCCTCACTGGTTTTATTTTTTTCCTGCTTATCTATGACCATTAAATTAAATTCTTGATTTTCTCTTATAGGCTTTATAAATGCACACTTTTGTATCTTTTGAGCACTGGCAGGTAATCCTGTAAACTCTGGTACTATATCTATACCCACCTTATTTTCTACCATATCCACTACATGAATATAATTTTTAACATAATTCATTTTTAATATAGCTAACATTGGACCATATTCTGTTGATATAGAAACTATCATTAAATCACAGGATGATATATTATCATTACCTTTCATCAATATAAAAAGTTGTCTGGCCAACTCCTTAGAAACATCTAATAAATCATTTTGGCCATTTAAATATTCCTGTGAAATTTCTTTTACTACATTTTTCTCTTCATTAAATTTTGCATATTTTAGTTCTTCATCCTTCAGACATTTGTCTATATGTTTTAATATATATTTATAACATTCATCATCCAATCTTAATTTATATTCATTTAATACTGGCTCCTCACTATTGTTGTCCAATATATGAACTACTGCCTCATTTATATTAACTTCTTTTATATATTCCATAATTTAAACTCCCTTCATATACTATTTGAATTGTAAATTAGTTATAAAACTTTTCAATTATATTTAACTGTTCTTTCATTTCCTTTATTAATTCTTTTGCAATATCTTTTTTATTTAATTCAGCATAAGTCTGAATGTTCTCTGCTAATAACTTTAAAGATTCAAAATCCTCTTTATATAACATTTATCTTCTTCTCTTTCTTTTCAAAATGTAATCTTATCTTTGTATTGTTAACTAAATAAATCTTTTACTTCCTCAAAGCCTTTTAGACATACATGTTTTTTTTCTTCAACTCGAATATCTAAGAATTTCAAAATTCTTTTAATATCTTCTAACCCTTTAATTTTATCTACATTTAAATATCTTATAGTAGTTAGATTTTTAATATTAATATTAAATATTGGCTCTTTTATTATTTCTTCTTGTTTAGTCATTTATAAATCTCCCTTACTTTATCTTTGTATTGTTAACTAAATAAATCTTTTACTTCCTCAAAGCCTTTTAGACATACATGTTTTTTTTCTTCAACTCGAATATCTAAGAATTTCAAAATTCTTTTAATATCTTCTAACCCTTTAATTTTATCTACATTTAAATATCTTATAGTAGTTAGATTTTTAATATTAATATTAAATATTGGCTCTTTTATTATTTCTTCTTGTTTAGTCATTTATAAATCTCCCTTACTTTATTTTTGAATTGTGACACTATTTATCTTTACTTAAAATAATCATACCTTCTTGAATAGATTTTATATAAACAGGTGGATTTTCATTAACCTTTTGTCCTTCTTTTAAATCTATACCATTTAATTTATCTATAAATTCTTTATTATCTACTGATACGATTCCTGATATAACAGGATGTTCAAAAAAATATTCCATATTCCTATAATTCCTCCTAATTATTTAAACATTTTTCTTTCTAAAAACATCTAAATATTTTTCTCCTAATCTATCTATTTCTTTTTTATATTTAGTTCCTTCTGCTAATGCCCCACATAAATTCATTAATTTTGCTTCTGCTTCCTGAAGTTTAAAATCATCTAATTCCGTTTCAACTTCTGCGCAAGCCATTAATACTGCTTTAGTCTTATCTTTCTTCATATTAAGCCTCCTCATGTTTTACTTTAATTTCATTCATAGATCTAATGTTTGAATTGTGTACTAAATTATTTTAAAGCTTTTTCTTTTCCTTTTAGCTTCAAGTTCCTTATAGTAATTTGACATTTCAAATTTATCACATTTAAATTTAATTTTATTCCTGCTTAAATTTTCATTATCCATTCCATAGTAATAACATTCATCACAATTAAAGCAACTATATTTAAGTGTTTTACACTCTTTATCACTTAAATTAGGACAAATTTCAACACTATGTTTACATTGATTACAGCAACATCTATCACATATAGTTACGTCATATATTTCATGCTTTTTTATAGGCTTTTCAATAGGTTTTAAAAATGAAAGTTGTTGATTCTTCAATTTATCACCTTCAAATATTTTGTATTGTGACGTTAACCACATATTCTAATAAAATCATATAGTGCTCTATATTTAGCTATCCCTTTACAAGCACTCCAAGGGAATCCAGTTTGCTTTTTTATTAATTTTGCTCTTTTAGCAATTTTCTTTTGATATATATTCATACTTACACCTCTATTTAAATTTTGAATTCATCTTATCAATATTCTGTTTAATCTTTGCTCTTTGCTCTGCAAATTCTTCGCCATGCCTAAAGCCTATTCTATGAGAAAATTCACATGTAATGCAATTTGTAATTATCAACAAGATAATAAAACTAGCTATTAATAAATTCATAAATAACCTCCCTCTTTGTATTGTGACATTAAATTATATTAAACATATTTAACTGGTTCATGATGCTTTCTAATCTATTACTGGCCAGATTAAAAACTTCTTTATCCTTTTCAAATCCTAAAAAATCAAATCCCATTTCATAGCATGCTATTAAGCTGCTCGCACTTCCTACATGAGTATCCAAAATTTTATCTCCTTGTTTTGCATAATTAAGTAATATCCATTTGTATAAATTAACAGGTTTTTGAGTAGGGTGTATTCTGATTTCATTTTTGCTTTTATTGCCTTGCATTATATGTCCTTCGCTTATTGATTTGCCTTGCATCATTCCATTCCACATATATCTAAACATCTTGGTTTTGTTATGCATACTGCAGTAAGCTACTTCACAATCACTAAAAGAACTTTTACCGTTTACCTTATCCCAAATAATTAATCCAGGACCTAAATAATAATCAAAGTAATTACAACCCCATACTATTTGATTTTTAGATACTCTTAATAATTCTTTGAAGTACTCTTTACCAGGAACACTCCAATCTTCAATAATGTTATATTGCTTTCTTTTTATGTTTAACTTATTTACTGTTCTCCCGTAATATTTTCTTTTATTCGGTCCATCAAAATATGGAGGATCTACTATAGCTAACCAAAATATTTATCTGGTATTTGTTTCATACCTTCCATGCAATCAATATTATATAGCTTGTTTAATTCAAATATTTTACTCACCGCCTAAACACTACAATCATACTTGGGAATGGTGCTGAATTTTTAGCGTTGCCAAATTTCAATCTTCCCTTTATAAATCTTATTTCTTTGGCTTTATGATAAATGTAAGAATGAAAATACTTTGTATCTGTTCTAGCTGGTATTAACATTACCACTGTTGTATTTTCTTTCTTAGATTCTTTGTATGCTTTCTCTACCCAATCTTTTATGCCTCTACCATATGGAGGATTACAAAATACTTTATGTCCCTGCCAATCCTGTTTTAGTCCATCCATTTCTTTGGTAAAATATTTAGAACACTTAGCATTTTCATAGGTAGCACATGGATCTAGATCAAAATTAAACTCTTTATTCAACTCATTGTAAAATTCTTGTGGTGTTGCCCATAAGTCCGTTTCGCTACTAAACATTACCGCTGTATTCAATTTATCACCTTCTTTTCTGTCGCCTTAATTTCATGTTCCGACATCAGTATTTACTTGCAACTATAAGTATCTCTACCCTTTTTAACCTCAATAATTTTAAATGTAATATTATCTTTTATTAAAATTCTTTTTCCGAATAATAATTTCAATATATCAATAAATTTTAATCTTATATTCATTTTATTTTCCTTTCTATTATTTCAAATTGTGTGCTATTCTTTGTTTTTTCCTAATTAATTAAATCCATATCATAAATTGTATAATCACATCTATATATTAATAAATACTTACCATCAATTAATATCCCTGTACTTTTAGGAATGTCTGTAGCAAAATAACTTACATTATCTCCAACAAATGTTGCTAACGGTTTTCCGTCTTGAGATCTTATTAAAATCGCTCTTTTTTTCCCTGATGTAATATTCTTATAACTGTCTACAATATTTCTTAAAAATGGACGTGCCTTGTCTTGATTAATAATTTCTGTAGATTTTAATGTATCTTGCATTAAATCTTGTAATCCATCTTCTTGGAGAATCAAACTACTTCCAACATGAATTATTTGATTATTACCAACTGTTATATTTAATACACTTGATTTTTTTATTGTTTCTCCTTTTTCATCCTGCTCTTTAAATTTATCATCTAAAGATACACTTATGCTCTTACCCTCTATCCTATCTAATGGTTTACTTTCTTTATCGTATGTTGTTATTATTGCATTCCTACCTTTAAAATGTTCTTGCAATTGTTTATATTCATTGTCCAACAGATTACAACCAGAAACAATAAATAACGAACTTACTAAAACGATTGAAACTATAATACTCTTTATTTTTGTTTTATTCACTTTTATTCCCCCTTAGTATCACTAGAAATTTCAACTGCTTGCTTTATAATTTCTTTTTTTAATATTTTAAGTTCTTCAATATTCCTTTCTAATTCATTGATCTTATCATCAATACAACAACTCATTATTGCTGCCATACTAGTCTTATAAAGCATAGAATAATTCCCCATTGATGCATGTATATGTTGTTTGCTAACACCTACTTTATCAGCCATATATTGATAATTAAATCCTGTTAAGCCCTTGAATTTTTTATAAATACCTTTCATTCAACCACCCGCTTTATTTTAAATTTATCTGTCAATTCATTTCAATTTATTATTGATTTTAGTCAATTGTTAGTTGCATAATAATTTCAAATTGTAAACTATTCTTCTTCAATCTTATGAAACTTTGAAACATAACTTATAGCTTGTTTTAATGGGATATTGCAAAAATACATTTCAACTATTTTTTCAATAGCCTCATCAATTTTGATTTTATAACTCTTCATTTTATTAATTCCATCCTAATAACTTTTTTTCTAATTCATTTAAGTCTTTTTTAGAGTAGTTTCTTTGGTCACAATCATTAAACCTGTCCTCTTTTTTATGGATAATTATTTTTTTATTTTCTTTTTCTTGTTGTTTTCTTTTAAATTCCTCATCAAAAGCTCTAACCTCTTTAACAGTTTTGATATTATTATCTAACCATGTATTTAAAATTTTCTTCACATATCTAATATCTCTAACATTACTTTCTACTGCCTTTTCTAAAGCTATTGTAATAGCATCTATTTCTATTCCATCATTTTCATAACTTTTTAATATTTCTGATTCATATGCTGTAATCAAGTGAAAATTATTATTAAAAAAACTAATATATGAATTATCTATATTATTGTTATTATTTTTATTGTTGTTATTATTTTTATTGTTGTTATTATTGTTATTGTTGTTATTATTGTTATTATTATTGTCCTCATTACGCTCACGTAACGAGGACGTATCGTTTATAAAATTAAAATATAGCTCTTTTATCTTGATATTTTCTACTCTTATAGCTATATACTCTATCAAACTTTTATCTTTAACTTCTCCTAACTGTTTTTTTACACAATCCTCTACTGGTTTACCTCCTCTTATAAAGTTATATTTTCCCCAATTTTTTATTGCAATTTCTCTAGTTTTAGAATTGTATCTAATTAGGTTATGATTATTAATAAATCTATCCATTAGACTATTAATTGCTTCAATACTATATCCCATCTCAAAAGCCATTTGCTTTTGAGTTATTTGATAAATTCCTATTTGTGATGTATTTGGATTGCTTAGTAAATATAAAAAAAAGAATTTATCCTCTGGAGTCATTTCCTCTAATACCTTGGGATCTGTCCAAAAGCTTGTATGAATTGGTCTAAATATTGCCATCTTTAAAACTCCTCCAATTTCTTTTTTTTATTAATCATTTAAATCTATGTTATTTTAAAGCTTGTACTATTTATGCAGTTTCTTTTGTTTTCAAATCTTCTACCCTACTCAGGTCTGACATATCTTTTCCTATGTATTGTTTTAGAAATCTTTCAATTTCAAAGGCAGGTATTTTTTTTCTGCCTAATTTTATTGCTCTAAGATGTCCTGTATTTATCAAATCGTACACCATATTTCTATTTACTTTTAATAATTTAGCAGTTTCATCTACTGTATATAAATATTCCATAAGTACCCTCCTTAATTTATCTTTAAATAATTACTTGGTATTCGAATAATTTTAGAACCAATTTTTTTACAAGGAATAATACCTTTTTTTATTTTTCTATAAATAGTTCTCTTGCTTACCCCTAAAATTTCTGAAGCTTCTTTTACCGTAACATATTCTTGCAAGTGTTTCCGCCTCCTTTATAAGTGTTTCCATTTGTCTATATTATACTATTTGTGTCTTTAATCGTCAACAAAATTTTGATTTTGTTTACATATGCAAACAAATGCGATATAATATAATACGTTAGAGATACATTAAAATATAAAAAAATATTTTTTATAGGAGGAAATTATGGAACTATCAAATAGAGAAATACTAGCTGATATGCTTATAAGTGCTAGAGAAGATAAAGGTTATTCTCAAAGGCAACTGGCTCATATTACAGGTATTAGTAACTCAGAAATAAGTAAATTAGAAAAAGGTCAAAGGATAAGTCCAAATTTAAAAATATTAAAAAAATTAGCAGATGCATTAGATATAAAATATGAAGAGATGTTAGAAGTTTTAGGTTATATTAAATCTAATTATTCATTTGAAGATAACACATCTTCTTTAAATGAAGATGAGCAAGAATATATTATAAATACCCTTACTAATACATGGGTAGCAAATAATATTGATACAAAAATTAATTTTAATGATAAAGATTCTGTTCGTGAATTATTATTTGGGAATAATATTAAACATACTAGTTTTAGCTTTGATATTGAAAAAGATATGCCTAAAGTAGCAAATATTTTGAAAAAAAATAAAAATTTATTATTACAGAAAAAACATGAGCAAAAATTATATGAATTAATATCCTGGTATATAGATTTGATTGGTGGTGAAGAATAG